TTTCCGCAAAAGCTATTTTTCCATTCAGGTATTGACGACCTAACAATGATGGAAAATGCTATTACCGCTTGGAACGGCTTTTGCGGATAAAAAAACTCATACAGCCCGCCCCCAATCCCGCGATAACCGCAACAGCATATTCACCGTGTCCCACACCTGCCGCCCGGCTGCCACGCTGTCGCCGAAGAAGCCCGCCGTGCTGCCGTCCCTGCTCTCGTAGAAGTGCGAGGCCAGCATAATCACGGCCTGCTCCGTGGTGGGGGGCAGCGGATTCTTGGCGTAGTGCCCAGCCGGGCGGTGTTGGTAGCTCTCGGCATAGGAAAGCGCGGCGCGGATGAAGCCCAAGAGCAAGCTATCATCCGCGTCGTGTTCCAGTATCAAATTCGCTTTTACTGTAGAAAGCAAAAGCACTGCTGTTTCATGCTTGCGCATATGCGCCCTCCTTTACGATGCCTTTTGACGGAGGATTTGCACGGCCTCCGGCAAAATGAGCTTGCCGTCCACGCGCTGGGTGGCGATGAACCCCACCTGGCCGTTGACCGCGAAAAGCTCGTTGAGCCTGCGGAAAATGCGTCCCTGCCGGTCGGCGATCCAGTAGTAGCGGAAGTCCCCGAATACCAGGGTTTTCGCGCCCGCCGCGATGGTGGGCATGAACGCGCTGGTATAAATGGGCCGGTTGAGGATGGTGTCGGGCGTGGCCGCCTTAACGCTGGGCTGCCACAGATACTGCCCGGTATTGTCCTTGAGCTTTCGCAGGGCCTTGATCGTGGCGTCGTTCGTGATGAAGGCGGCGGTGCGGCGGTAAGGGGTCTTGAGCGCGTGGTACAGGTCGATCACCTCGTCGAAGGTGATGGCCGTGGTGCCCGCCGTGGTGACGCCGATCTGCCCGCCGCCCGTGGCCGCGAGGATGCCGGTGGGCTTGCCGGTGCCGTCGCCGCCGATGAACGCCTCCTCCTCCTTCGCGCCGGTGCGCCGGGCGAACTCGCGCACCACATACGCCTCCAGGTTGAAAGCGCTGTCGTTCAAAAGCTCCTCGGAGATTTTGAGCATGGTGCCCAGCTTGTAGGCCCCGATGGTCACTTGCCCGAAGCTGTCGTCGCTCTCTGGGATGGCCTGGCCCTCCTCCAGCCACGACGCCTCGCCCTTGCTGGCGACGACCGGGATTTTGCGCTCCCCGCTGGACGTGGTAATCACGTTGGCGAGCCCTCTAAAGATGTTCTCCTCCTCCAGGGCTTCGACCAGGCGGCGCTCAAACTCGTCCGGGACGAGATAACCGCCCTCGGGATCAGCCCCGATGCGCAGGGCGTTGCGCACGGTGGCCTCCAGGCCCTCGCCGCCCCGCGCCCGCATCGCGTTCCAGAACGCCCGCTTGTACTCGGCGGCGGCACGGCCCGTTAATTCGCCCTCGCCGCCCGCACCGGGGGTGCCGGTGAGGGGATTGCTGGTAGCCTTCGCCATTTCCGCGTCGTGGGCGGCCTGGCGCTCCAGGCGGTCGATCTCCTTGCCGAGGGACACCATGTCGGCCTCCATCTTGTCGTAGGCGGCGGCGTCCTCAGCGCTTACGAGGCCGTCGGCCCCGCGCTTGGAATCCAGAAAGTCCTTGGCTGTCTGCCACAGCCGGGCGCGTTTTTCGCGCAATTCGAGAATTTTGCTCATGAAATCGTTCTCCTTTTTTAATGTAGAATAAGATGTAACCGCTGCTCCAACGAGGCAGCGGTTACGCCGGGGGCTTTGGGGGTCACTTTGGCGAGCAGCGAATTTGTAACGGCCCGCCGCGAAAAGGCGAAGGTTTCAGCAGGGGCCTCCCGCTTGTCGTCCTCCAGCAGGCCGTCCGCGAAGCCGAGCTCCACGGCCTTTTTCGCGTTCATCCAGGTTTCGCCGTCCATAAGGTGAGAGAGCTTGACGCGGGACAACCCGGTCTTGATCTCGTAGGCGTTGATGATGCTCTCCTTGAACTCGCCCAGCATTTCAATGGCCCGGCGCATTTCCTCGCTGTCGCCGATTGCCACGGTCAGGGGGTTGTGAATCATCATCATGGCCGTGGGAGCCATTAAAACACGTGTGCCCGCCATAGCGATCACCGACGCGGCGCTGGCGGCAAGCCCGTCGATTTTGACGGTGACGTTGCCGGGGTAGTCCATGAGCATCGCGTAGATTTGACTGGCGGCGACGCAATCCCCTCCGGGGCTGTTCAGCCAGAGCGTCACATCGCCCTCGCCTGCGAAAAGCTCGGCGCGGAAGGCGGCGGGGGTCACGTCGTCCCCGAACCAGCTTTCCTCGGCGATCACGCCGTCCATGAAAAGGACGCGGGTGCTGTCAGCATCCCGCGCCCAGGCCCAAAATTTTCTCAAGTCGTTTTCCTCCTTCCCGTGTTGCGCTGCGCCGCCTCGGGCGTAAGCCAGAACTCCACGGCCTCGTTGCCCGCGCAGCCCTCGGTGCCGCATACGCAGGCGAAGCCCAGCGGGAACCGCTGCGGCGTCAATTCCTCCTTGCAGTGTTTACATTTCATGGGCCGCCCTCCTGTTCCTGCTTATTTCCCCACTGCGTTCCCGCGAGCTCTATGGGAATCATGTTGCCGTTGAAGTAATAGCGCGAACCCGCGCCGCCTGGAATGGGGTTCATCTCCTCCAGACCGCGCACGTCGTCCGGGGAGAGGAAGCCGTTTTGAATGCCGGTGGCGTAGCCGTCCATGCGGCTCTTGTAGTCGCCGCGCAGCAGGCCGTCCAGGTTGAAGCGGATGAAATACGCCCGCTTCTCCCCCGGCAATAACAGCGCCTGCATGAGGGCCTGCTCCCACCGCGACACCCACGGGCCGAGCGTGAACTTGACGAACTCCAAACTTTGGTGCTCAATGTTGGAGAACGTGGCCCGTTCCAGGTCGGCCAGCATGTGCGGCGGCACCCGGAAAATACGGGCGATCTCGGTGATCTGAAACTTGCGCGTTTCGAGGAACTGCGCCTGGTCGGGCGGGATGCCGATGCTGTGATATTTCAGCCCCTCCTCCAGCACGGCAATGCTGTGCGCCCTGGCCCCGGAGAATTGCGCGTGCCAGCTTTCTTTCAGCCGCTCCGGGTCGGAGATTACGCCGGGGCTTTCGAGGACGCCTCCGGGGTTGGCCCCGTTGGAGAAGAAGGTCGCCCCGAACTCCTCCGTGGCAAGCGCGAGGCCCACGGCGTTCTTCGCCATGGCGATAGGCGAATAGCCCACCAGGCCGTCGAAGCCCAGGCCGGGGATATGCAGCACGTCCTCCCGGCGCAGGGGAACGGGCGAGCCGTCGCCCTTGCGGTACTCGTAGACGATCCGGCCCGCCGCGTCCCGGTCAACCCTCATGCGGTTGGGGAGCAGCGGGTAGAGCTCCAGCACCCGCCCGTGGCCGTCGCGGATGATCTGCGCGTAGGCGTTGCCGTGCAGGAGCAAGTGGGCCATGAGGGTTTCTCTAAAAACAAAGCTGGTCATTTCCGGGTTAGGGGCGTCGTGGAGCAGGAGGAACAGCGGATGATCCGGGGCGCGGGCCTTGCCGCCGCCGTCTTGGTATCTGTAGACGTGCAGGGGCAGACCGGCGATGGCCTCGGCCAGAATGCGGACGCAGGCGTAAACCGCCGTCACCGTCATAGCCGTGCGCTCGTTGACAGCCTGGCCGCTGAGGGTGCCGCCCATGGGGAAAACCGCGCCGCCGCCCAGGTCGTTCCTGGGTTTATCGCGGGCGCGGCGCTTGGTGAATCGCTTCATAGAACGAGCAGCCCCCTCCCTGTTTTGGAATACACGCTCTCCGTGTGCCCGCCGCCGCGCGTCGCCCGGTCGAGGGCCATAATGAGCGCAACGGCCCCGTCAATTTTCTCCGAGCTTTTTTCTTTATCCGGCTTGATATTCCCGGCAGGGTCGGTGCGCACGAAAATGTTGTCCATCATCCAGCGCAGCACCGGGTGGCCGCCGTGGGCGATCTTGCCGTCCAAGGTTAGCCGCATGAGCTCCTTCGACGGCGGCGACATGGATTTGAAGCCCTGGCCGAACGGCACCATTCTGAACCCAAGCCCCTCAAGGTTTTGGCACATATGCGTTGCGTTCCAGTCGTCGTAGGCGATCTCGCGGATATTGTACAGCGCCCCCAAGTCCTCAATGGCTTTTTCGATGAAGCCATAGTGAACGACATTCCCCTCGGTGGTTTTCAATTTCCCCCGCGCCTCCCACACGTCATATTGCACGTGGTCGCGCCGGACGCGCTGC